GTGGTGGTGGAAAACGTAATCTACTACCACCAATTTTTTCTTGTAACTCATCATAACCAGTTGTTTTGTCATTCCTAGGTATAAAATCAGCGGGTGTAGCCATAGGAGGTATTCTTCTACCTGGACCTAAACCAAAGTCCTCTAGTGGAATAGGTGGTAAAGGTCTACCTATACTATCTCTTGGGTCAGGTAAAATAGGTGCAGGTATATCTATTGGCTGAAGTGGTCTTGGCGGTCGTAAATCTATTGGAGGGGGTATTATTGATTCTCTTTCATTAGCAGAACCAGGCAAAGGCGTAAAAGAATCTGGTATTCCATAATTAATACCACCACCGCCAGGAACCTTTAGCATAGGTTTTCCACCAACTATACCACCTATAGAAATAGGAGGAATTGGTCTACCCCTTGGTGGTAAAATAGGGCCAGGAGGTAAGGGTAAATCTTGAGATGGAACAAAAGGGATACTAGGGCCTACTGGTGACGGTCTCACAATAAGATCATCTAACCTTTGTATTGATAAAAAATCTTCACGTCTTGGTGGCATTACTGGTGGAAGCATTGGTAAAGGCAATGGCTGTCTTGGAGCTGGTGGCAAAATAGGCATAGGCATAGGCACAGGCATAGGACGTAAAACATCTTCCCTAAAAGGCTGACGCATGTTTGAAGACATAATTCTATCTCTTATTGCCATATTAGGATGCCTTAGCTTTATCAGCGAATGTGTCCATCATTTTATACATGAGTTCCATCCCACGCTCTCTATTCTCTTCTAACGTAGGCATAAGACTGATGATACCATTGGGGTCTGCTTGCATTTCGTATGAACCAGCGCCTCTTACAGCTCTTCCTGTCATAACAAATTCACCATCACTTAACATAGCAGGTATATCATCGCTAGTTTCTGTGCCTGGACCGTTTATGTCACCTTCCATCCTAGGAAAATTATTTGGGTCCATTTCTCCACCCTCTTGCATTTGCACCGCACCGCCTTGTGCATAAGCCATAATACCACCACCATACATCATACCTCTTGGCTTACCACCAGATAATTCTGGCAATGTGCCAGTCGGTAACAAACCAAACTCTACAGGATTGGGAGCAGGCTGTCCCATTCTTCTTGCTATCTCTGCTTCTATATTATATCTACCTGTAGGACTCATGGTTGTAAGTGGTGTTAAAGCTACGCCCTTTTGTTTTTGTGCGTCTTCATAGGCTAATTTACCCAGTCCTGCCGCTAGTGCGCCGATACCACCAAGTTTTAATGCGTCGCCTAAACCACCGCCAAATAGACCACCGCCACCTTGTTGTTGTCCGCCACCCAATATGTTACCTATTACACCTGGTTGTTGTCCTGAGCCTAAAAATGTTTGTCTTAATATTGGCCCTAATGTGCCACCAAAAATACCTGTTTGTTGTGCAACTGGAGATAACTGTACTTGTTCAAACTGTTCTGCTGTCATATTTTCTAAGTCAGCTCTCGTTACAGGTTCACCATTAAGAGTTCCTATAACCTCGTCTGTTGCAAAAGTTTGTTGTTGTCCGCCACCAAATAATCCACCAATACCTCTTCTAATATTTGGACCTAGTTTACCGCCAAAAATACCTGTTTTTTTAGTTGGATTAAAAAAACTACCAATACCAGCTTTTATTTTTGGACCCAAGGTGCCACCAAAAATACCTGTTTTTGTCGCACCTGTTGCAGCCTTCGCCGCTGCACTGGCAGCTCCTTTACCAAGTCCTGCAATACCCGCTAATTTGCTTGCACCGAATCCTCCAAGAGCTCCTTGCACAGCACCTTTTAAACCTTTTCCAGATGCAGCACCTCCTATACCACCAATTAAAGCTGCTGTGGCACCACCAGTAAATGGTGCTGCTATTGCCCCAGCAAATGGCGCTACTTTTTTTACTACTTTTTTAAGAGACTTACCTATCTTTTTAAAGAAACCAAACTGCTCAAGACCTGTAACAGAGTTTAGGCTTGCTATACCTGTTCCGACTATTGCTTGTTCTGGGTCTAAATTAAATTGTTTAAACTTTTTCTCAACCATGTCTTCAAACTGCTCATCTTCAAAAAACTCTGGCGGTAAAACGACCTCACCTTGTCGTAAGTGAGCTAACTGTGTATCATCGCCTTCACCTTGCATAGCTAATTCTTGAGCTTGTTGTGACAGGGGAGCCATAGATGCTTGCTGTGATTTTTGCAACAATGACTCTAAAAAATTTTTGTCTTCTTGACTCATGCCTTGAGTTGTCTCTGGTAACACATTGAAACCAGGATCCGCAAGCATGTTAGTAAAACCACCTTCTGGCTCAACGCTAAACTGTTTAGACATTCTTTTTGCCATTGCTTGTTGTTCTGGTGTCATAGGTGGCGGAGATACGTTAAATCCAGAATCCATACTACCACCAACTGGCATGGTAGGTAATTTGTAAACTTTTCTTAAACTGTCTTCTAATGCGCTCATGGTGTACTTACTGTTACCGCTCCTATACTTGTTGTTGCAGAGACTCCAGTCAAATATGTTCGATGCTCATACAGGTTTCTAAACTGCGTTCCATCAAAGGCTTGATGAACCTCTATCGTTGAGTTAAATATAATAGCACCTGTAGCAAATTGCAACTCGCTGATGTCTGTGGAGTTAAAGGATTTTATGCTATCTGGGTCAACAGAACCAAGGTTAATTTCTAATATTCTAATCAATCTGTTAAAAGTATCAGCTGAAACTGTTTCACCTTCTGCTAAAGGTAATTGGGTAGGTAAGAGTTTGCTCATTACCTACGCCCAGATGGTTGAACTTCTACTCTTGTGCTACCAAGCCTCCACTTATAATTTTTTCTATCAGAATCAGTATTATCATCATCTGATTCAAACCGTAATACAAATTGTCTAGCACGAGATCTAAGCGAACCAAAAGTAGAACTAGCTGTAATTTGTGTGGTTGAGTCGGTTGCAAGTGTCTGATTGTTAAAATCACGTCTTTTGACAACTACGTTGATAGCTGGGTTTTGACTTGTGCCTGTATCATTGACAAACAATATATCTGGCAAGATACGTTTTAAAAATACAAATCTATCGCCGTCAGCTATATCTATGTCAGCCGATTCTACAAAAACACCGTCCATAGCACTCTCATCGTTGTTGAAACCTTTTTCATGCTTGTAAATACGTTTTGTCGTGCTTTCTTCGCCAGCTGCCAATGGCTTGTCTAATACACCAGCCGATAGCCAACTGTATCTTTCTAGTGATCCTATGCTCCATGAGCTTTCTTCATAGTTGTAAATTACATATCTTGATATTTCGGTTTCATTGTCTGTGACTGACGGATAAAAAAACCAAACTTCTGAGAACTCTTCATTTAGTCCAGCAAAACATTTGTATGCTTGTGATTCATCTAAGTCTGAAAATACATAGTCTTGAACGCTACAGGGTAGCTTTTGCACAGATCCATTATAAAAGTAAAACCCTTTTTTACTCATGTAAAAAACACCTTTCGGTGAGTTAGCGGCAGCCTTTGGACCTATCAAACCAGCTCCTTCATTTATTAAATTTATAGCAAAGGTAAGTGGTGGCCCAATAAAACTCATAGAATACAAAGAAGTATCTGTCCATATCAATATTTCTTGTCTAGCCTTGATACCGCCAACAATAGATGAACCAGAGGATAGTCGTAACGAACCAGCTGTATTTGTTGCTAATGGCTCAAACTCTAGCGGATTTTCCTGGTCACTAAATGCTACAAGCATGGGGTCAATCGTGCCTGTGCGTGAGCCACTACTGATGGGGTCTGCTCCTAATGCTATCAAATGTCTATCTGTCTCCGACGTTATAACTTGTAAAGCCTTAGTTGGAACTAAATTAGCTCCACTTGTTGTTGCTAAATCTACTGCTCGTGTGGTCAAACCATTATTTTCTACCCACCTAAAAATACCACCGTTTCTTGGATTAATTATTAAGTCTTCGCCATAATTATCATGTGTCCATAAACGCAAGTTGTTGACATCTGACAAAACAGTAGCAGAACCCCAAGCACCAGCACCCCAAGTGCCCACACCCCAACCAGTAGACTGTACATATATATCAAGACCTGAGTTTAGTAAATAAACCGCATCTGTCGAAGAACCACCATTACCAGAATCACTGCTGTTTGCTGTTACGGTTGCTCCAGATGTGTCTTTTGCTGTAATTTCATAGGTGTTTGTGCCTGTAACCAAAGTAATTTGATATTCTTGATTTAATACTGAGGCGATAACGTTACCACCAAGACTAACAGCACTAGAAAAAGTCACAAAGTCACCGTTTACAGCACCATGAGCACTGTCAGTGACTGTAAGAGTTGAAGAGCCATTCGTTGCTGCAAAGGTAGCTGAGTTGGTTGTGGTTTTACGAACAGGTGTAACATCGTTATATGTGCCACCCTCTTCAATGTAATATTTATTGGTTGTGCCTATACCAAGATACTTGTTTCCCCCTAATGAAATCCAAGAATGTAAAGCTCTAGCTGAACCAATTAGTGTGTCAGAGGATAATTTTTCCCAACCACCTATTTTTTCAACACGTCCTTTACGAAAACGTATTTTATCGCCGTCAACCCAACCGCCCTCGTTAGCGTAGTCGGTTTCCTCTTTATTTATTCCTGGCTTAAAATTAAGTTTTGATAGCGGCATAATACGACATCTATGCTAACCTAATAATAGCGCCTGTCGCAGTGGCACTAGGGAACACAATAGTAAAATCTCCAGCAGTTGATGTTTTATCACCACCAAAGTCTATTGCAGCCACAGCCTTATCAGAGTTTGTGTCGTTATATATTAAACAGCCTCTTGCAGTTACCGTAGCATTACTGAACGTTAAGTCTGCAAAATCACAAAAAGCAGTAGTGCCTGATGTTGTTGGCGTTACATTTGTAAGTGCAGAACCACCAGATGTATAGTTTGTGCCAGATGCTTGCCCTGTTGTAGTAAATGCTGTTGTGCCAGCTCCCAAAGTAGCAGAGCTTGTATACAAAGCCAGCTTAAATGAGTTGCCACTTGTTGCTGTAAAATTATGAGTGCCTACGAGTAGCTCTTGTTTGAAACTCGTGCATATCGCTGATGTTATTGCCATTATAGCTCCTTCAATATTTTTGCCATGTCGCTGTGGCCTTGTTTTTCTAACAAATTTGCATTAGTCGTGTTCTGTGACTTTATTGCATTTTTTATAGTATATAAGATTACAGTATAAACTTGGTTTTGAAAAGCCAAAGCCTGCTGTTTGATATGCTCTGGTGCATTGGCAGAAACGTCACATATTTTCTTAGTTGCTTGTGTTGCCCAGAACTCTGGATCATGTCCTTTACCATCGGTAGTAGTTACTCCTACTTTACCTAAAACAAAATCGCTTTTAGCACTCATCCTTTGTATGGCTCTGGTGGAACCACGTCCTCATCTATTTTTAAACCGTATTGTTCAAGCTGTTTGTTAATATCTTGATAAGGCCCAATAATAAATTTACCTTCATGTGGCACAGCTACTAATGGTTTTGCTAGTCTATGAAAACCATAAAGTTTTTCCGTTGCAGGAACATTTGAATCTAACACAGTAGACCTACCGCTTATACCTATGAGTATATCTGCACTCATACATTTACTAATCCAAAACTCAACACAAGCTCTGCCAGCCTCAGCAAAATGCATATTTTCTTTGTAAGAAAAATCTATACCAAATAAATCTAATCTATCTACTTTGTTATACAAAGCAAAAGCTATAGCATACGCAACAGTATTGTTTAAATATGCGCATTTAGTTGCGTTACATACTTCTTCAACAGGATACATAACTGGTTTTTTTATTCTCGGGTCTAATTCACATGTATAAACTGGTGTTTCTGTTTGCTCTAACACTCTGCACATAACTTTGGTTTGCTTACCAGCATCGTTAGTATCAAAAAACCTACTTGCAGGATCTAACATAAATATGCGGTCGCATGGATAAGTTGAGGCCGCTGAGTTTATGCACCATACCTCATCCCATGTTCTACCGTTTTGTAAACCTATAGCAAAATCAACTTGTGATATGCCAAGTCCAACCAGAGCAACACTCTTGCCC